GTCTGTGCCGCAGAGAGCGTGATATTGACGGTTGTAGCCGCAACACAGGATGCTTTCGGATCAAGCCCTTGGGCCACGCTGTCAACGTATTGTTTTGTAGCGGCTTGCAACGCAGAAACGGGGTCTTGAGTCAGCGCGACTGAAGTAAGGCCACCCAGCGTCAAGGAGGACGATCCAAGCGAAATACTTGTGGTGCCGATTGTGACCGCACTGTTTGTCAGCGAACTGTTGCCGATATTGGTCAGGGTATTGGATGCACCGCTGATGGTTTTATTGGTCAACGTCTGCGTGCCGGTCAGAGTTGCCACCGTTGAATCTATGGCAATCGTGCCGGTCGAGGTGATCGTGCCACCACTCAGGCCAGTGCCTGCCGTGATGCTAGTCACAGTCCCTGTGGTCGGCGTTGTCCATGTCGGCGTTCCGGCTCCAGCAGAAGTCAGAACCTGACCAGAAGTCCCTGCGGCAGTAAATGCATACGTAGTCCCATTGCCGTATGCCATCGTTCCTGCGGTCGGAATAGCCGTCCCTCCAGTCCCGCCATTGGCAACATTGAGCGTACCAGACAAAGTTACCGCACCAGTGGTATCTGTATTTGGAGAGAATCCTGTGGTTCCGGCGTTAAACGAGGTCACGCCACCAGTAAGAGAGAACTGATTCCACCCAGTATTGGTGTATCCCTCAAACTGAGCGAGACTTGTGTTGTAGCGAACAGCACCAGAACTGCCAGACCTTTGTGCGGTAGTTCCATTGGGAAGGGTGGCGCTTCCGGTGCCGGGCAAGATCGGGTTATCCGCTATCCCAACCGTCACATCTCCAGCGCCATTCCCGTTCAAAATACTAGTCTGACTAGTAGTGCCAAGAATATTGACCTTGGCAACCAACCCACTTTGGATCGCCAGCATACCCGTGCCTGTGAGCGACACAAACTGCTGTAGGGCGGCTCCAAGGCTGATTGTGGGGTTACCAGTCGTTCCGTCTGCGTTCGTTGCGCTAAGGCCCGTTCCTGCAGCCAGAGAGACGTTCGTGACGGTATTTAAGCCTGTCTTTACCTGAATCCCATTTCCGCTGGAATTTAGTGACAATGCAGCACCGATCAAATTCAATTGAAGGGTGTTTCCAGCGCCGTTATCGGTCAGAGACAAGCCTGCATTGGTCGCGATATAGCGAGCCTGAGTCAAGCCAGAGGTCGAGCCAACGGTCAAAAACGGGTAATTCAGCGCACCGGCACCAGAAATAGCGCCGGTAGTCGTCTGAACCGTCACCCCGTTTTGGACGATTGGAACAGGCTCTAAGCCAGTTAAGGCCAGAGCCTGCGGTAGTTGTGTGATCGATACCTGAGCCATATTAAGGTTGCAATCCAATAATTTGTTGATTGCCATCCTGAGTCGGTGTCTGACCGCTTTGCTCCGTACTCAGAACTTCGCCACCATACGGCTGAGTGACTATGTCGTTCGGATTAACGGCAACGCTGACATCTGGACGGGGAAATTGTAATGTAATTCGCTCCGTCTTGCGTGCAGGTAACCGATAGGGGTCTTTTTGATCGGCACAACCTTGTTGACACACTTTAAGGCCGGGGAAGTTCGGGTCAGGCATCGCCTCAATAATTGGCCTCTTCATCTTGCATCTATCGCAGATGAAGATTGCAATTAATGCATTTCCCTCTGTATTGAGAAAGCGAGGCATTGTTATCTCGTATAAACGGAAATATTCGGCGCAAAGTAGATCGGAGATTTATCCCTGTTTTCGTTCTCTGCCATCGTAAAGTATTTGTCTGCCTGACCTTCTAAGTATTGAATTCTTGGAAGCTCAACTGCAGGCAAAATAAGACTCATTTGGTGAGCCAGCATGCACTGGATCGCCTGATAGAAGTATTGCGGTATTTCCAGTTCCCCATACAGGTCACCGACATCCATCACCTGCCTTGAATACCATACCACCATCTGCACAAACGGGTCAGAAGGGGTAGGCCAGAGCGTGATAGTCGATTGCGGTATGGTGCGATTGAACCAGAATTGAAACGGCTGATTTGCAGTGAAGTTCTTGTTCGGCAGATTGGTGTAATCGTCCCGATTCAACCGCGCCATTGTGATTTCGGTTGAGTTGTTCCCAACGTAGAACTCGGCAACATTCAGAGTTCCACCGCCAGTCTCGCGCATGCGGTAATACTGGCAGGTTTGACCCGGGTCGATATCGTACCAAAGCCACTGACCCGATACCCACGTAACCACACCAGTATCCTGCAGCAGGTTCCATGTCGTGCCGTCACTCGACCACTCTAAAAGAATGTGAAATGATCCTGATGTGGCAGGGAGGATGCCTATAGAACCGGCATAGACCGGATTGTTCGTTCCGTAATTGATACCAATGTAGCCATTTGCGGAAGTTTGAGCATCAGAAGTCAGAACATTGTCATCGAAAGCAAGACCAACATTTCCAGACGACCCGATGTATGCGCCATACTGCGCTGGCGTAGGTCGATTCAACCTGCGATACAGCGCATTCAGCACATCATTACCGCCAAGCGGCAACAGATACTGAAACTGATCAGCATTCATCCCATACACCTTCTTACTGATACACCAGTAATTGATGCCCTGATTGATCAGGTTGCTGAGGATGAAGAACAGCGATTGTTTTGCGGATTGAACCTGTTCGACAGTCAATTCCTCAGCCAATTTACCCGCCATGCGAGCGCCTTGATCGATGAATTTCTGCACCGATACGACTGTTTGTCCAACGGTTCCGCTATAGGCCATGAGTCTCTACCAAGTATGTTTGGTTGATTTGCTGCTTTTTTTAATAGCACCGCCACGTTTTTCAGTTTGCGGGGCGGGTTTATCAACAACACTTGGCTTTGAGTAAGACATTTTTTCTTCTGGAAACTCCATCGTATATGCCTTGCTACCGTCTGGAAAAGTATGACTGCCTCTGACTAAATACCCCTGCTTTCGCATAGTATTTAATTTCTTTTCAATGTATTTGGGCTGACCAGTAATAACTGTTTTCATGATTTACTCCAATTACCAACCAGAACATTTCCAACGGCGTAATGAAGCTTTGGCACGCGGTGCATCACCCGATGCATTCTTCACAACACCAGCCATACGAGCGCAGAATGAATTCTTGCGAGCGCCACCTTGCGGCTGAGGAGCCTTCAAATGACTGCCAGTCTCACGATTATACTTCTCGCGACCCTTCTGAGTCAGTCCAGCACCGCGATCAACGGATAATTTTTCACCCTTGCTAACGGATAACGATACGCCGCCCTTTTTCTTACGCTCAGGTAGCTTTTTATAGCTGCTTGTCGCCTCGGCAAACTCTTCACCGACAGAAGCCGGAATGCCAGTCTTCTTTGCCAGCTTTGGACTATGCGCTACCGCCTGCATCAGACGGTATTGCGCTTTAGACTTGGCAGGCATGATTATCCTAAAGGATTTACGTAATGCTTTTGCATCTCAAGAATAACTGTATATGTATCGCCAGCACCACCATCAAGGGTGGTAAACGAAATTACCCCAGTCTTTCCGGTTCCCGCGTTATTCGTCAGACCGCCAATTTTTGAATAATCTTGTGTGTAAACATTATTCTGTGGGATGGTCTCAATAACCACTGGGGCCGTTGCCACCCAATTCATCTGAACCTCAAGGCCATGCGTCAACGCAGTGCATTTTAGAATGCTCACAGCATCGCAAGCGCCGCCTGCAGCCGAAGCCGCAAGAGCCGATGGAGTCACTTTAGCAACAGCAGACTCATTTTCAGTCGTACTCATTGAAGCGTAGAACTTCATGATGGCGATTCTTTCACCATCAAACAATGTTTGTGATGTAGCGGTAATAGTCATAAATCTCTCCTATAAAACAGGGGCCGAAGCCCCCGCCTTAATCACACTTAATCACGACCTTTGAGCAAGCGGTGAATGCTACTTGCTTCAGATTTGCCAATCTTTTTACCGGATCGGTTAGAAGACGCAATTGATTTGTCTACAGCAGAAGGAGAATACGCAGGGGCATTTACCCTGTTATATTTATCTTTCAAAGTAGGATTCAATTTAGTCCAATTAACATCACCACCCTCGGCATATCCGGCACGACCACCACTTTTCTTAGTGGTCTTTGGTGAGAAAAAATCACCAACGCCTTTTATGACGCGTCGAACAGTTCTCGGAATCAAGTCTTTATCAGCTTTGGTTTCTTCGATCTGAATACGCTCCCAGTTCTGGCGTCCTTGATTTTCGCGTTTGGTTTGCTCATCAGGATTTTCAACCATCCCAGATGATCCACCTTCAGAAAAACGAGCTTTCCCACCACGCTTGTAACCTTTGTTCACTTGTGACTGTGCAGTGCCATAAGCATCTTCACGGTCGTCAGTGTGGTTATCCGAATCAGTCAAATGCTTGCCTTCGGGAGTAAAGAATTTTGTTCTGTACTCACCCCAATCTTTGTCTTTGTAGGTTTTGGCTACATGACCTTTGGGGCCGGTATGAGTCTTCATGAGGCGAAGGTTTGGCCTCTCCTCCTTTTCGACTTTACCGCCCTTTGCAAAGGTACCGGATTGCAGACTATTCGCTACGGGGCGACTAACGGAATGGCGCGGCATTTTTACTGCCTTACCATCGTTAACAATTCCCCCCGTAGCGTAGGCTTTTTTTGAGGTATTCCCTCCATTGCTGTAGCCACCAGCATTACCAAGCCTGACATTGCCGGTCGTGGTGTTGGACTTGCCGGGTTTTGCGGTGTCGGCAGGACGGTTTTCCCAATCGGATACGTTACCGCCTTTTTTGAACCCACCAGCATTGCCCATACGAACGCCACCAGTGCCGCCACCGGCAGCATCATGTTTGGCTGTATTCATCTTGGTATTTTCAAACTTTTTTGCATTACCAGAGATGGTTCCACCCATCGCATACCCACCCGGCTTGCCTTCTTTGACTTCGCCAGTGCCATGCGCCTTATCATGCTTATCACCATCGTCAACTTTGGTATTAACAAACTTACCAATAGAACCACCAGAAGCTTTGTGCGCTTTTGACGCAGAGAGCGATTCATGGTGCTTCAGTTCACGTTCAAGAGATGCGCATTTAGAATCTGCAGCGCCACCCTTCTTCATGCCGGTCAGGGCTTTACGAACCATTGCGGCACGCGCAGCACGTTGAGCAGGAGTCATACCAGTCAGCGCAGGACGACCCATTGCGGCAGGGGCGGCACGCATCGGGGCAGCAGGCATCTGAGCAGGCATAGCGGCAGGCATAGCGGCAGGCATAGCAGCCGGAGCGCCCATCATCCCACCATCAAGCTTATGAGCGACTTTACCGCCCTTAGCGTATTGATTGGGATTCATGGCACGACGACGCGCTGACATTGACGGCTTCTTCGGAGACTTCCCATGCTCTGCATGCATAGCGGCATGCATGGCATGAGCGTTATTTTGCATCGGCTTGTGACCAGACTCCATCGAAGCTTTAGCGGCTACTTTGCCACCTTTTTTAAGCTTCAGGATGACCGAAGGCTCGGTGGTCTCCATTTTAACCATTGGTTTAAATTGACCCATGTCGTTCTCCTCTAGGCTTGCGTGACGCCAAACGCGCCAGTGCGGGTTGCGTTCGGGCCAACCGAAATTGCCGGAAGAGCAACTGTGACAACCAAACGCTTGATACCGTCTGTTGCAGATGCAGGCAAGAACGTGCCGCGAACATCACCACTCGTTGCTGAAGCAGCAGCAGTATCAGCAGCGGTAGCGGTTCCAGCATTGTCTGCAAGCGTGTTGTTGTAGCCAGCATGAACGATATAAGCATTGTCCAGAATACGCACCGGACAACCCAGAATATCAGTCGTGCCAACGATACAAGCGGTCGCAGAACCAGCGATGGTCACGCCAGTCACTTGGTAGAACGCCTTCTTACCTGAAACGGCAGTACCGGCAACAGTCACCGTGATAGTTTCGGTCATCGCTTGACCGTAAACATCATAGCCACTGACCGTCATCGCACGCGCAGTCGTTGAGCAAACTACCTTCAGTGCGCGAGGGCAATCCAACTGGAGAACAGTCACGCCGTCAGCGCGAACAACTGATTTCACGTTGGTGCCAGCAGTCAGGGTCAATGAACCTGCACCAGCAGCGGTTTGCGTAGCCGCAATGTTGTTTGCAATCAAAGCCTGCGGGACACTATCCCAGATATAGACGCGACCAAGAGGGCCAACGCCAACATCCATCGGAGCCGGATCGTTCAAGAATGCATTGCCAGCACCAACAATAGTTGCGCTTGCAGCAGTTTGCGATGCGCTAACCGTGTAGGTACCAGTGCCGCCAGTGCCGGTTACGAACGCAGTAATATAGCAGTTCGCAGTCGCGACGTTAGCGCCAGACAGATACATGCCAAGAGTGATCGGATCGCCCGACAACATGGCAGTAACAGTAAGAGTTGTAGTGGAAATTGAACCCGTAAAAGTAGCTGAGTTCGCGTAAATACCTATGCCCTGATAGCCCTGCGCGGCTCCCAGAAACAGATCATCTGAAAATTGAGGCATTTGGCTTGCTCCTTGAAAAGTTTAGCCAGATGTAAGCGGGGGATTAAGGCTCCCCCGCATCGCCTTATGGCTTAAACGCCAGCAGTGCCGTACATTGCACGCGGGTCAGTGAAGCCCATGTCGTAACGCTCGGTTGCTTTGTAACGCATGCTATCGGTCTCGAAATCACCTTCCATGGTTTTCTCAAGGCGACGACGCATCAGAAGCTTCATGCCTTCCGGCGCATCGGTCTGCACCCACCATGCGGTGGACGAGGTCAGACGCGACAGAACAGCGGCACCTTCATCCAGCAAGCCAATTGACTTGACCGGATTGATGTCGTTGTTTGCATTACCAGTGCGAAGAACGCTCTTCAACAGGACTTCAGCTTGGAAGATGTTGCCGGGGGCCACGACGAGTTGACGCGGAACCAGACGAATCTTCTTACCGTTGTTGTCCACCGCTTGACGAACTTGAATAAGCATCTGTTCAAGTGAAGTCTGCGAAAGGTTCGCAGAAGTCGCCAGTTGGTTGCTGAAAGTGCCATTCACGATGGGGTGAGCGGTGTTGATAAGCGACACACCGTCCCCACCGGGGTAGGCAGCGTTGAAAGCCGTGTTCATGACGTTGGCACCCAGCAGTTCTTTGGTTTCCACCAAAGACTGAGCCAGATGGCGAGCATAAACTTGACCGATACGGATGTGATCACCGTCTTCAACCAGCACCTTGGTCAAAGCGAAGGCAAGGCCATACACTTTGTAGAGGTAACGCTTGAGGAACAGTACACCACCCTGTTGATACGTAACCGGAGTGCCGTCAGGCAACTGCGGAGCCGCACCAAAGCCGTAAAGGACAGGCTCTTCGTGATAGTTACGGGGAATGCCATCTTCTTCGCGGAACACACGGCTCCACTCATCGGCACGTTGATCATAGACTCCATCGAAACATTCATTGAGGATCGGCTCAACGATTGAACGGAAGTCAGTACTACGCATTGGAGCAGCCATTGTCTAGACTCCTTTAATTAAGCAATTGCGGTGACAGCACCGAAGAATTGCGAGTTAGCGACAACGACGCGAACGATAGTGTACGCATCACCCCAAGCATTACCCACATACGGAGCCAAATCAACCACACGCACCTGACCTTGAACACCGCTACCAACGGCGCTAGAGGCACTCAGCGTGCAGGACGATAGGCCAGTGGTCGAAGAACCACCAGTTACCGAACTAAGGTTGTACTCGTTACCAATCGTGGTTTGTGCCATCGAACCGTCTGCCTGAATTTCATAAACGATGTTTTGATCGTTATAGAAATAAGCAGTGCAAGTCCCTGCGGTATACGCAGTGCTGGCAGGCCAATAGTTGGAAACACGGGCGCGTCCCGTAGTATCCGTCCATTCGACGCCAGAGAAAGCACCTACAAATGCACCGGTAGCACCGGCAACAATGATGGTACCAAGAGTGCCGCTATTGGCGGTCGTGCCGTATTGAACGGGTTGACCTTTGAAAATGTTCGAGGCGTACCCCGAAGCTATACCGCCAGCAAGCGCCTGAGCGCGATCCAGACCAGAGGGATGGAACGCAGGGCGCAAGCCAAACGGAGCAGAAGTTGCTGACATATCTTTCTCCTAGATTAGCCCGAAAATACGGGCGTACGGTTTGGTTGCTTTTCAATAGAGCCGATACCCTCGCCCTCAACTTGCACAAGCGAACGACCATTGCTGTCGCGCTGCCCTTGGAGACTTTCCACTTGAACACGGATTTTTTCAGACTCTTCACGGGGCCGGTCGTGATGCTGATAAACCATGATCTCTTGATAGATATCCATTGGCAATTTAAACAACAACATTTCGTTGCATGACACATACCCAACATGTTCACCTGACTTCACGCGATAGTCTTCGTAGCCGGGTAACTCTTCAGATTTAACTGGAACGTACCCCAAGCGCATCCGCTTATCGATGCTGTCGTAACTGTTGGTTGTTGAGAGCCAGCAAAGGTGCCACCCAGAAATTTCGGGCAGTTTCGGCAATGCTGATTGCGTCCATTCCTCGCTCCACATCCTGCGACGTTCCTGCGTAGAAATGAACTTTTCTTCCGGTGCTGCGCGGTTTGTGTCCTCGCTTGCGCGATCCTCACGACCACCAGCACTGAGAGATTTTTTGAGACGAGATTCACCAGAAGTGACCATAATGTTTTCCCCCTTAGATTAATTGCGGCGACCGTTGTTACGGTCGAAATCAATGAACTGCTTGACCATTCGTGCTTTGCGCTCAGGGTTGTCCCACGCGCCAACTTCTTTCATCGCTTTAACTCGATCAGGCGATAGAACAAATTGGGTTCTGTTGGAACCACCATATGCCGCTGAAGCTTCGCGTCCTGCACTTCCCACAATATTCCTCGGTCGTCTGACATTACGGGGTTCGTCGTCATTACCATCATTGTAACGATGTGGCAACTCTTTCTGCAAGCGACTATCCAATTCTTCCCAATAATCAGGATCGGTTGGATTCCACCCCTGTGCAGTCATGAGTTCGTCGATCTTTTTGGTGATCCGGCTGTCCTTGTCAGTTCCAGCAGGGTTATACCAATTGTTCTTGGCAACCCAGTTGGACGCCAAACGCTTAACCTCTGGATCAACCCCTTGTTCATCTTGATGATCAGGCTCTCTCCGCAGTTCCTGATCAGCCTTTTGCCTCATGTAGCTGAGATTACGCACTTCTTCCTGTGCGCTCTGCCACAGAGTCTGAGCTTCAACCATCGCTTGACCATCGTTGTTGTCGGTGGCCTCAGCAAGCTTCATCTTGGCGTATTCAAGGCGCACATTGGCGTCCTCAATACCTTTATCGATGCGAGTGACCTGCTCACTCTTGGTGTTGCGCTCCAGTTGTCCTAAGCGCCGCTTGAATTCCTCATTTTCCCTCTGCAGAGAAGTCAAACGAGCGTCTTTTTCCTGATTCGTCTTGCGGATCAGTTCTTTTTTGGCGCGGCGACGGTTCCTTTTCGCCTGCCGAAGCTCTTCATCATCATCAGGATGGTCTGTATCCTCTTCCGATACAGCGCCACCATCTGCTTTGACGACCGGATCAGCGTTTTGATCGCCATCCTCAGCCTCATTCATCATGTTTTCCGGCAAAATCACCGTTGCAGAGCCATCTTGACTCTCCGTAACAGCAATTTCTTCGGCTTTTTCTTTAGTTTCAGCCATTTTTCATATCCTTAGACGTAAGCTTTGAAGGAAAGTGGGTTTGCAACGACCTTTGCGATCAATTCATGGTCATTCAGCGTCATGAAAAGCACAGGATCGTCATCATCGTTACCGCTGGGAACCTTAATCTCCCATCGGTCACCGCCCCATTTAGGAACACGTACGTAGTCGCCCACCTGCGCCCATGAGCCTTCAGGCCATGACTGCATTGTGTCGCGATTCTTATACGCAAGTGGGCCAACAGCGATCACTTTGCCGATCATGTTGTTCCACTTCTCGTTCTCTTTGGTCTCTTGAACCAGAACGATACGCTCCGACTTCTTCTTGATCCGTCTAAGCTGGACAATGATGCGTCCACCAAACGGTTCCATCCCCGATGCTACGTTAGGGAAAGCCCAGTCCAAATCTGACTGACTCGGGACATCATACGACGCTTCAAATGTTGCTATTTTTACTACTTCGCTCATCTTACTTCTCCTAACACCATATCTCAGGTGCATCGTTATGCGCTTTGCAGCGCGGTCTTGCCTCGGAGTGAGGCACTAATCTTTGTTTTTATCTTCGTCCAACATTGCATCAATCATATCCATCGTAGCCTGTAGGCCAAAGTTCTCACCCACCATCCGATGGTATAACTCCCAACTGCTCGCGGAACCAGCCGCCAAAGACTGCTGGATTTCCGCTTGCCTCAACTTGATCCTATGGATCAATTGTTCAATCATTTTTGCTTCTTGACATGCGACAGGCCACCCTTGGATTTACTAGTCTGACTAGTATTCCCTTTTGACTGTAGGGTTATTCCATCAAGCTTTTCGCCCATGGCAAGCCGCTTGTGCATCGGCACATTGATGCTCTTTTGTTCCTGATCTGATGTAGCCATTTGCTTCTCCTTATTGTGGTGCGGCGGGTGCCGCTTGTGGTGCAGGTAAAGCCTGTTGTTGAGCTTGAGCCACCTGTTGGATGGTCTCATGCGTCAATTTTGCATTCTCAATGGCAATCTTTGTCTGATTGTCAGTGGTGTGTTCTTGCATCTCATTCTGAAGCTTGGCTTGTGCAATCTGCAGATCAGCCTGATCCTTCTGCGTCTTGCGCTGAGTCTCAGCCATGCTCGTATCCTTGACCACCTGTGCATCTGGCGGCAGAGGAGGCTGTTGACCCTTACGCTGTTGCGCCATCTGAACCAGCGTCTGCAATGCATGCTGGAACTGACTGAACACTTCATTGCTGTCCAGCATAACGTGTGCGCCAACGGTCGTATATACCTTGTCGATCTCGGCAGTCAGCTTCGGATCGTTGTAGTCATCAACCGGCTTGCCAATTGATTTCTCCACATACCCATTTGAGCGGTTCAGATACCACAGAGTCATGTGCTGCTTCGTATGCTCGATCAAGTGGTTCAGATAGTTTGGATCGGCAAACGGAGACTGGCCCAAAAACGGATTCATCGCGAACTGCAGGTGATCTTGCATGTGAGCAATGTGATCCTGCTGCAGATAAGCATAGGCCGGTTGCCCAATCAGCATAGCCGCATTCTCATCGGCAGATGTTCTCTGCTCAGGAGCGGGGACATCCTTCAACAGTTCGTTGATATTTGGAACCTTCATCTGCTTCAAGACTCGGCTCAAAACACCACTAATGTTGAACTCATTTGGATGCTTTTCCGCAAGCGCCAGAACAGCTTGGTTCTGCGCCATACGCTGAGTCTCGGAGAAGATGTGCGGATCGCTGACCGGAACTACGTCCGTATTCTTGTCAAAGTCCTCGCGAGTGATCTCCAGATCGGTGATGACATCGCTCTTCTCCATCTCGTCAAAATGCCAACGGTTCAAACGGCACAAGACTTTCAGCACACGCGCCTGTGAATCATGCAAACGAGCATGGATAGCACTGAATACCGCAGCGCCCTGCTCAATCAGTGCTTGAGTGGTGCCTACGGGCGTATTAGAGGTCACATCAGCGATCTTTTCCTCGCTGGTGGTGATAACCCCCTTAGCAGCTTGATCTAGCCAGCCTAGAAGCTGGAATAGCACCGCAGAAGGGGGGTTGAACGGCATCGGCATTGCAATCTGACGAATGTCCTGCACGCCGGGTGCGCCTTCGATTTCCACCACCTGAGTCACATCCACCTGTGCGCTCTGACCACTGATCTTTGCACCCTTCAACTTCAGCATGGTTGCTGAGTTGTTGATGTGAGCCGTATCCAGCAACGCACGCAGAGCGCCGGTAAGCGCCGCAGACAAGCCGCCAATCAGTTGTGGCAAGCCAATCGCATACGCCCCACGCCATGGAATAAACTTAAACTCCACCACCCAATCCAGCTTGGTGCGAGTCTTGTCCTTTTCTTCCCAGTTTCGATACAAACCGACA